CAGATTCGTGAGCGCGAAGACCTGGGCAAGCAGTTGCGCGAGCGCATCAAGGCTTGCGGACTGGAGAAGCGTGCCGAGAGCACAACCATCCTGGCATTACCCGACGCTGAGAATGGAAACACAACCGCCAACCTCAAAGCCGGTGAATTGATTCCCATCGAGATTCTGCCGCTGATTGACACGAAGGTTCCCGGACTGGAACTGCCCGACGACCTCCGCATGGCAACGGGCGTAACCGGCACTCAGGTCATCCCTTACTCTATCAACGACGTGAAGTTCACCGTTGAGGGTGAGGTGACCAAGGTGGCTGAGCAGGCTCTTGACTTCGCCAACATCCAGGCCACTCCCGTCCGTGTCGCTGCCAGCGTTCCCGTCAGCTTCCGTGCCATTGACAACGCTGCCTTCGACATCATCGCGTTCATTACCTTCAAGTTCCAGAAGGGCTGGGCCATGTTCCGTGCGCTGCACGTCTATGCCCACGGTGCCTACACCAAGTTACAGTCGCCATTCGGCAAGGTTGAACCCGTTGAGCTCACTCTTGACGAGAACATCGGCGAGAACATTGCCAAGGAGATTGCCAAGATGTACGACAAGGGCTTCGAGGGCGATCCTGAGATCATCATGGACAAGACCACTGAGGTGGCTCTGAAGTTCAAGAAACTCATCCCCGGCACCACCGACTCGAACCGCACCGTCATCGAGGATGGCCGCTGCGTAGGTTACAAGTACAAGGTGAGCCCCTACGTTGACTACTCTATCGCAGCCAACGGTATCGCTACCAAGGACGCTGAAGGCGGTAAGCCTGTTCGCTACATCGCTATCGGTCACTTCGGCTATCTGGCAGAGCAGCAGCACGGCGAACTCCGCTTCAACATCGACGGCACCAGCCAGGCCAACTTCGACCGTGGCACGGTTGCTATCGGCATGAGCACCGACTACTCGCTGACCGAGCTCTCCGGCAAGGTGAACGGCGGCGACGGCACACCACGGGCATTCGCCCTCATCAAGCTCGTTGAGCCCGCAAGCTCTAACGAGATCGGCAACTAAAATTCTCAAACTCTCTTCGCAGGTTATAGTTCCTGACCGGCGGGCCTCCGATGCGATGGCAACAGGCTGTGCCCGCCGGATTTTGAAGAGGATATACTGTCATAATTTACAATAATTCAAGCGCACAAAGATAGTGGGATTGTCATCCGATAGCATTTTCTTCGCGGCACTCACCTCTTCCGCAGAGGTGATGCAGACCATTGACGGCAGACTTTACTCCACGGCAATACCAATGCCCGACGAGGATGCCGAAAATGTGCCCGTGCCGTATATCATCGTCTCGTTCAACGGGCTCAATAACGAGGGCACGACGAAGGATGACCCCTTCGAGGGAGATACCGACGTAGTGCAGATAGGAGTGGAAGTAACAGCCGTCAACCGCGAACAGCTCGCAGAGCTCACGCAGTTGGTTCGCTCGACCATCCATGACTACCTGACCGAAGACGTAGACGATGAGCGGCAGACGATTGACGACTATCAGTTTTCCGCCGAAGCCGTACAATACGACAGCATGAAGCCGTGCTATTGGCAAACAATCCGCTATCAATGTGACGTTTACAATAGGACAGACTATGAGTAAAATTAAAGGCCAGAATCTTCGTGTGCTCGTGAATGGGGCGGTCGTAGCCAAGGCTACCAACTGTACCATCACCATCACGGGCAACACCGAAGATGTATCAACAAAAGATGACGTGGGAAACGCCACCTCCGAAAGCGTGACATCGCGCTCGTGGCAGCTTCAGGTAGAGACCTTCGACGAGGTCAACATTCCCACACTCATCGCAGCATGGAAGGAATCGACGTTGTTTACACTCGGCTGGGACCAGACCAGCGGTGATAACAACGCCACGCCTGACAAGGCATCCTTCAATCGCACGGGCTACGGTTATCTAACCGATGCCTCCTTCTCGTTTAATGATAGGGCCATCATTTCGTCTAACATCACCTTCACGGGCAGTGGAGCGATTACTAAAGTAGTATCACAATGAAAAGAGGTCAATTTGTAAGGCTGTTTATCAGCGACACTTCGACGGCAATATGGGTTATTGCCGCCGCAAAGGAGATGACGCTGCACATATCGTCACAGGTAGAGGATTCAACCACTAAAGATACCACAGGCGATTGGGTGGAGAATGAGGTCACAGCGACCTCGTACGATATCCAGACCAACGCTTTGGTGCTTTCTGACGATGACACACTCTACAAGGATGGTACGAGCAGCATCGCATTCGGTCTCGAAGAGGCAGAGAACTGGCTCGACGACCGCGTGCTCTACTGGACTATCAATAATGTCAGTGGCGCGAACAATCGTGTGAAAGGTTCGCTCATCTGCAAAGGCCAGTGTAAGGCTACGAGCGTCAGCATATCGGCCCAGAACAAGCAGAATGCGACGTACAGCGTGACCTTCAACGGCTACGGCGTGATGAGTCTGACTGATTGATAAAAACTTATCGGGAGCCAGCCGACAACACCGCCGACTGGCTCTTTATCTAAACTAAAAAGGAACTATAACAATGAAAAAGACCGATATTATCATCGCGGGCAAGACCGTCACGCTCGGCTATTGCTACGCCACCGAAATCGCCTTCAAGGATTATGCAGGCGAAGACATCCAGACCTTCATCGTCGAGATGAACGACGCATTCTCCCAGAAGCGTCTGCCTGATGTAAAGAAGTCAATCTATCTCATCCTGTCGGGTGTCATGGCTTACTATTCCAGCCGTGACGAAGAACCGCCTATTAAGGACACCGACCTGATGAACGAGACCACACCCGAAGAGTTGGCACAGGCTCTCGCAGCCTTCACAAAGCTCTATGCGGAGTTCTACAACATCCCCATCGGCGAGCCGAAGCCTAAAGAAAAGAAAGGGAAAGGCGGAAAAAACTAACCACCGCCCGCGACATCTATCAGTTGTTAGTGGGCGAAATAGGAATCCCCCGCCGTGAGTTTCTCTACGACATCCAGTATTGGGAAGTCGTGCGCATCATCCGAGGCTACCGCCGCCGAGACACGTTGAAACACCAACTCATGGCAGAGTGCGCTTACGCTGCGATGTTCGCTATGCGAGACCCCAAAGGCAAGACGGTAGTCGATATGTTCCCGTTCCTCTTCGAGGACGACGACGATGACGACGACACACCCATTCTCAGCGATGAAGAGATAGACGACCTTCGTGCGCTCATGCGCTCAAACAACAAGAAAGCGGAGAAATGACTCTCCGCTTTCTTTTGTTACCAATTTCCCGTCTTAGGATTCTCCCAACTGCCGTTGAGACTGACATCCATACTGCCAGAACTTCCAAACAGACTTCCCGAATAATCAGTACTTCTGTTAGACTTGAATGGAGCACCAACAATATTCGCCGAACCAATAACATTATCGTTGCTGTCAGTAGCCATGATTGCTACGTTCGTTACCCACTCGTCAGCACCGCTTAATCCGAAGATACTCACGGCCAGCTGCCCCGTCGTACCGATATAGTTTGCCGGAACATTAACAACCCGTTCCATTTTCTTCGAGGCTATTGCAGTGCCGGTGACGTAATCCCATCCGTAGTACCACCTGTCGGGCGTAACCTTTAGGGCATGGCATCCCTCCGGCACCTTATCGACTACTGTCAATCGGAGTTTTGTTGCTACACGATCCAACGTCACCGCTCTGTTGCCGTTGCTTGTGCTGACCACACTCACCTCGTAATCCTTCCAGAATGTGTCGCGTGGGCTTGTCCATGTGATAGCATGTCCTTCATTATCTACTGTCGGCCCTTCGCCACGGCTGGCGACAAAGTACACATGATGATTGCCATACGCCAGCGACATGGACGGCTGTCCCCAATCTTCACTCTCCGCCGTCTGGTGTACGCTCTGAACGCATTTCCCATCCAGATAGTCGAAGACCCATAGATCAGTCATGTTAGAGCCGTCGGCTTGAAGATAGTCTTCGGCAGCTCTCGTAAATGTTGCTGCACTAAAATCACCTTTTACCGTGAAAGTGAATTTTTTAACTTTTTTCTCAGTTTGTGTTTCGGCCAGTTCTTCATTGTCGAGAACCGTTCGCTCGCAGCCGCACGTTATGCAAGCCGCAATCATCATCAATGTAACTTTTTTCATAATAATATTTTTTTATTAAAACCGTTTTTCAATTTTGTTAAATTCGGAAAGGATATTCTCCGCCAACACTTTCGCGTAACGCTGTGTCTGGGTGATGTTTGTGTGTCCCAACATCTTCGAGAGACTCTCAATTGGTACACCCTCAGACAGCATCCATGTGGCGAACGTGTGACGGGCGAGGTGCGAGTGAAGACGGGTGTCAATCTTCGCCGCCTGACCGATGATTTTTAGGTCGCGGTTGTAGTCGGCGTTATTGACAACAGGTATCTGCCAGTTGTATTTCTTCAGAATCGCAACCACGGGCGGTAGCAGCATGGAGACGAACGGCACACCAGTCTTTACGCGCGTCCCCACGCGCACATAACGCCCGCTTACCTTGTTATAATCTTTAATGTCGAAGCGCATCAAGTCAGAGAATGACAAGCCTGTGTACATCTGAATGATGAAGAGGTCACGCGCCACTTCGAGTCGTGCGTCGCCCTTCACGTCGACGGCCTCTATGCGCAGCATCTCATCGCGGGTGAGATACTCCACGCTCTCCTTGTCGCCGCGCTTGAACTGCCCCCGCAGGGAGATATACGGGTTCCTGGCAATCAGCCCGAATCGCTCTGCCCTCGACAACATGGCCTTCAGCCACTTGTGGTGGTTCCACACCGTACCGTCGCACACACGCCCCACGGGTTTCTTTTTTAGTCGGTCAGCCGCCGACTGACGTGCAGGCAGCCGATGAAGCCACGCATCCCAATCGCACAGATTCTCGACGGTCAGGTCCTCCCATCTATTCAGGCGACCATATTCCTCAAGACGTGCGATGAGCGTGTTATAATGACGCATCGTGCCCGCCGATGTGTTGAGCTTCGGAACCTGCTCACGAATCCAGTCAATGAGTGGCCGCGAGCTCACCTCACGAACGGCGAAAACTCTACGCCTGATGTCATCCACGTTGACCGTTCGCCCCTCCTGAATACAGGCGTTGAGTTCCTGCTCGACCTTTCGCGCGACGATGCCCACACGTTCGTTGAGCTCTGCGCAATCGTATCGGTTCACTACACGCCCATATCGCCATTCCGATGGCAGCACCTTCACACCCGTAGCAATATAGTACGACCGCCTGTCTACGGTGATACGGACATCTACCGAGCCAGGCTTTCCGTTCTTTGCCCGCCCTCGGTAATCGTAAACTATTGACGATGTTGTTTTCATGTGTGAAAAATTTTCATTTTGTTTCCCCAGAATAAATCATCGGGGAAACTTGGGGGAAACATTTGCTCTTAAATCTACCAAAATCCACTTATTTCCACAACTACGGACTTCGCGCAAAAGCCCGCACACACGCAAAACCTCCTATTCTCCGCCTATCTCGTGTAGTCCCGTTGGGGTTTTGTTTGGGTGGGGTGGAGGGTGCGGGAGGGGTAGGAGATAGAGGGAGAGAGGGGTGGTGGGTTTGAGTGGGGTGGGGAAACACTGGCATATTATTACAATTTTTTTCTTGGTGTTTTTGTCTTTTCGGCCACGCCGACGGGGTAGGTGTAGTCGGTCATGGGGGTGGAACGTCGTGCCTGTGCGAGTTGTCGTTGAAGTTCTGCCACTTGTTCGTGCAGGCTTTCGATGAGCTCGTCTTTGTCTTCAAGGCTCTCACGGAGTGAGGCGATGGTTTCGTTTTTCGCGCTAATGGCGGCATCGTGAGCCGCTATCAGCGCATTAACCATACTCGACGGGTCAATGGTAGGCTGAGATGCAGAACAAGCCACATCGGGCTTTATTTCATCCCCAGCCAACATATTTACGTCTTCACCACGAAGCCACTGAAGATTGAAGATACATCCCGAAGCCGTTTGCAACTTCGTGATGATGTCTTCGGTCACTTCAGTGTAACCTTTCATTATGCGTGTTATGGTATTTTCCGTAACACCCATCCGACGTGCCAGTTCCTTCTGAGTCTTAATGCCATGATTCCGCTTTAACTCATCGAACGCAGCAGCGAAAATGTTGTTTCTTTTGTCCATAATTACACACAGATATATTAAAATACGTTAAAAAATAACACAAATCAACACAAATACCAAATCTTTGTTTTATATTTGCACCCGAATTAAGTAAGTAAAACGAAATCGGGCGCGAGAATAGCCGTAAGGTTGAGCCGACGAATAAGGCCGACAAACCTAATAGCGACACACTTTGGCGAGTATGGGCTACAAATATACGGCATTCTTCCCGATTTTGAAACAAAAAAGTTAAATAATTAAGAATTTTTATAAAAATGACACAAGACAAAGTGAGCCGTCAAGAGCTGCGAGAAATGAGAGTTGGTCAGACTCGTATCTTCTTGCTGAACGACAAAAAGAAATTGTCATCGGCTCGTGCGACATGCGCACAGATGAAGGCCGAAGAGAATCTGGAATATACCGTAAAGGTAGATTATGAATCAGTATCAATCAGCATCACACGAATAGCATGAGAATCGACGCAGCGACACGGGATGCCATCACATCGGCCACACGAGAGGCCGTGCGTGAGGCGATGGAGGTCTACAACGAGCGGTGGCTGACCGCCGACGAGTTGATAGCGCAGTTCGGCTTTTTCACAAAAGACTGGTTGAAACGCTATGGCGATACCCTGCCCCGTGAGCGTTTTGAGGTTGTCGATGCCGACGGCGAACATCATGCCACACGGTGGGCCTATCCCCAGCATCGCATCCAGCGATGGATTGAGGAACGTCGCCACACCAAGCTGCATGTGAGCGGTCGGCAAATAGACCAGGCACTCCAACAATACCGAGGGGCTATGGAGGGATGAGCAAAACCGGCTACACACTTCTATCATCCTGCGGGTTCGACTCCCGCCCCCTCACACGAACACCCCACACCCCAAATAGTTCTTTGACTTATTGACACAAGGACACCGTAATAGCGAACGACATTGCAGAAGGAAAGGAAGTCTATACCACAACGAGTGTGTGTATCTCGTTGGTAACTTCGGAATTGAGGCACCGATGCACCTGCGAGCTGTCGGGATTACGGATAACATACACACTGGCCGTGATGGGAACAAGAGCATATCTTCATACGCATTTTTACTCATTTTACTTTACTGCTCGGCAGTTCGACTCTGCCCACGGCCTCGATATAATCAAAACCAAAGGAACTATGAAAGAGTTATTGACATTATGGAAGACCGACTGCCAGGCAGAAGGCTTCACCGCACGAGAGTACGTCTACGGATTCATCGGTACACTTGTACTGGTCATCGCCGTGTTAGTTGAAGGAATTATTAACGCAATATAATCATGGAATTTACAGGAAGAATTTACAAACTTCTGCCCTTACGCAAGGGCACACGACCTGACGGCACCGAGTGGCAGAGTCAGGAGTTTATTTTTGAGTATTTTGAGAATGAGAACGACCGCTGGTCTGACAAGGTGGTCTTGTCAGTGATGAACGAGCGTATCGCCGAATATGACCTACATGTGGGCGACGAGGTGCGCATTGGCTTCGGCCATTCAATCGACGACTATCAAGACCGCTGCTACAACAAGCTGAGAATGTACAAGTTCGAGAAAGTGAAGACTGCGCCTGCAACCGACACACCGGCCACGACACCCCCACCGGCAACAGTAACCGAACAAACCGAAAAAGATGGCGACCTGCCATTCTGAATGAGTGCAATTTTTTTCATAATATAGTTTAGTTATATGAGTTGAATTGATTTTTATTTTCCATGCCGCCCGTGAGGGTAGCATGGTTTTCGGAGGATGGGCAACAAAGCCAGCTGGTTAAACCGAAATAAGCAAGCCAGCTCGGTGTAGAGGGTTCGATTCCCTCATCCTCCGCAACGTTATAAATCACACTTTCAAAGTTTTTGTATTCTGTCGAAGCGTCGACATCCTTTTTCAACAATATTTTAGGTATTAAAATGTCATGCCCCTTGCTGCCTGTGAAGGTCGCAGGGGTTTCGGAGGCTTTGGAAAACCTGTAATTTCGGCCATCTTGTACAGGTGTAGGGGGTTCGATTCCCTCACCTCCACAACGTTAAGATTTGAGTTAGTTATAAAT